AAATTATAGTTTTTGGAATTTATCTGAACAAATTTGGAATATTGAAACTGAAGAAGTAGATGATATTTACAAAGATAGAATATTCTGTACAGATCAAGATGTAGATCAATTGAATAAAAATGACCATTACGAAATAAATAAAGGTCAATATATAACATACGATGGGTATGATAATACATACATAGTAATATGAAAAAAATAAGATTAAGAAATGCTAAGGGTCAATTTAAAAAGGCTTCAAAAGTATCGGAATTTGGTTTTGTAAATTTAAGCACTTACACAAGTCCAGAAATTAAAGAAGTAAATGGTAAAGAATGGATTGAATATGGAGCAGATAATAACTATTTTCAGTATTTAATTGATAGATATAATGGAAGTCCAACAAATAATGCAGCAATTAATGGCATAAGTCAGGCTATTTATGGTAAAGGACTAAATGCAACTAATGGTAATAAAAAACCAAATGAATATGCACAAATGATTTCTTTATTTAAAAAAGAAGTTGTTAGAAAATTGTGTTATGATCTTAAATTAATGGGTCAATGTGCCATACAAGTCATATATACTAAAGACAGAAAAAAGATAGCACAATTAGCACATATGCCAATAGAAACTTTAAGGGCAGAAAAATGCAATGATGAAGGTGATGTACCTGCATATTACTACTTTAAAGATTGGGCAAACATAAAAAGAAGTGATGTTCCACTAAGAATACCTGCTTTTGGTATGTCTAATGAAAATATAGAGATTTATTACATTAAACCTTATAAATCTGGCTTTTATTATTATTCACCTGTGGACTATCAAGGTGGTTTACAATATGCAGAATTAGAAGAAGAAGTATCTAATTATCATTTAAATAACATTATGAATGGTTTAGCACCTTCAATGCTTATAAATTTTAATAATGGTACTCCAAATCAGGAAGAACGTAAATTAATAGAAACAAAGATTGCACAAAAGTTTTCAGGAACGAGTAATGCAGGTAAATTTATACTTGCGTTTAATGATAATAAAGAAAGTCAGGCAGAAATTACTCCTGTTCAATTATCTGATGCACATAATCAGTATCAATTTCTTTCAGAAGAAGCTACTAAAAAAATAATGGTAGCACACAGAGTAGTTAGTCCTATGTTATTAGGAATAAAAGACAGTTCTGGTTTAGGTAATAATGCAGATGAAATAAAAACTGCATCACTATTAATGGATAATACTGTTATTAGACCTTTTCAGGAACTTTTAATAGATTCCTTTGATCAAATACTAGCATACAATGAAATTGCCTTAAACCTTTACTTTACGACCTTACAGCCACTAGAATTTACAGAGGTTGATAGTTCAATACAAGACAAGGAAGATATTGAAGAAGAAACTGGCTATGAATTTAATAAGGTAGAACTTAAAATGATTGATGGTCAAAAGGCTTATGACACAAAAGAAGAAGCTATAAAAGTAGCAGAAGAAAAAGGATGTGGTGGCTATCACGAACACGAAGTAGAAGGTGTTGTTTATTATATGCCTTGTGAAACACACACAGAACTTAAAGCACCTTGTTGGGATGGATATGAGCAAATAGGAACTAAAATAAAAGATGGTAAAGAAGTGCCTAATTGTGTTCCATTGTCTGAAATGAAATTAACTGAAGAAAATGAATTGCAAGAACTAACAGACCAATTGTCAGAATATGGACAAGATGAAGCTGATCTTCTAGAAAATTATGAATTAATTGATGTTTCTGAAGTTGATTATGAAAATGATGATTTACAAGATGAATTAATTAAAGAATTAAATGAAGAAAAACCTAAACAATCTACACTTAGTAAAATAGTAAATTTAGTAAGAACAGGACAGGCATTTCCTGATAGAAAATCTGCACAAGATGGAGTTACTAAACAAACTGGATTGCAAAAATTTATGGTTAGATACCAATACGCACCATTAAAAGTAGATAATGATGGTAGAAAGTTTTGTAAAGCAATGGTTAGAGCCAAAAGAATATACAGAAAAGAAGACATTATTAAAATGGGTAAACAACCTGTTAATCCAGGATTTGGTGTTAAGGGTGCTTCAACTTATTCTATATGGTTATATAAAGGTGGTGCAAGATGCCAACACAAATGGTTTAGAAAAACATATATGCTAACTTTAGATGGAGATAAATCTTTAGTAACAACTACTAAAGCAAAGTCATTAGGGTTTAAATTTCCTGTAAATGACCAATTAGTACCAGTTGCACCAAAAGATATGAAATACAAAGGTTACACAAAGGCATATTGGGATAAAATGGGTTTTGGTAAAAAGAAAAAAAAGAAATAAACTATGGCAACAACACTTTTTATAAATCGTACTGACTTAATCAGAAATTCTATAATGGATGGAAATGTCGATACTGACAAGTTTATCCAGTTTATAAAATTAGCACAAGAAATTCACGTTCAGAACTATATGGGAACTAAATTATATGATGGCTTAACTGCTGCAATTCCTAATATAGATCAACCTGCTAATGCTAGATGGAAAACTTTATTAGATGACTATATAGTACCGATGTTAATATGGTTTGCTCAAGTTGATTATTTACCTTTTGCTGCCTATCAAATTAGAAATGGTGGTATGTTTAAACACAAATCAGAAAATTCAGATACAGTTAGCAAAGAAGAAGTAGATTACCTAACAGAAAAGGCTAGAACTAATGCTGAGTGGTATTCTAGAAGATTTATTGACTTTATGTCTTTTAATGAAATAACATACCCTGAATACACAAACAACACGAATGATGATATATACCCAAGTTATGATGCTACATTTAATGGTTGGGTACTATGAGATATAAACCGAAAGAAAAAAATATAGAAAAATTAAAAATATTTCTAAAAAAGATACAAAATAATAAAACAAAAAAATTAAAGTATGGCAACTCTATTTAACACTAAAATTTCTGCAACTTATGAGGGTCTATTTAAGACAATCGATAATGCTGCAATAACTGCTTCTTTAAAAGAATTAACAGATGGTTCAGGAAACCAATCAGGTCTTTATGTAAATAATGCAGGAGATTTTAAAGTTTCTAACATATTAGAATGGGGTTCATTAAAAGACACAGGCACAGGGGTTACAATAACTCGTTATGTAACTTCTACTGATGGAATAGAAAACTTTGATAATAATACTTCACTTCCTACAAGTGCTGCTGTAAAACTATATGTAGATAGTAAATTTGCTACTTCAGATACTTTACAGGAAGTTTTATCTTTTGGAAATACAACAGGTGGAAATGATATTGTAGTTTCTGCTAGTGATGACATTACATTTACTGATTCTAGTAAAATTTTAATGGGTGCATCTAGTGATTTACAAATATATCACGATGGCTCAAATTCTATTATAAAGGACTTAGGTACAGGTAACTTAAAAATACAATCTGATGGATTAGGAATAGACTTAACTAAAGGAAGTACTGAATTTTTAGCAAAATTTATTATTGATGGTGCTAATGAATTATACTTTAATAATGTAAAGAAATTTGAAACTACAAACACAGGAGTAGATATTACAGGTAATCTTGTAGTAAGTGGAACTATCACAGGAGCAGGAGGTTCATTCTTGCCACTTGCAGGGGGTACAATGACTGGTAATACTTTACACGGAGATAGTGTAAAATCTTTATATGGCACAGGAAATGATTTAGAAGTTTATCACGATGGTACTCACGCAGTTGTAAATAATACAACAGGAAATGTATATCTATCATCTTTAGGGGCAATATTTTTAAGAACAAACACAAATGAAACCTCACTATTAGCAAATGCAAATGGTAACTTAGAATTATATTACAACAATTCAAAGAAATTTGAAACCTCATCAACAGGTGTATCAGTTACAGGCGCTTTATCTACTACAACAGATGTAACAGTAGGAGCAAATGCAACCTTTTTAGATAACGGAAAAGCTATATTCGGTGCAGGGTCTGACTTACAGATTTACCACGATGGTAGTATTTCAAAAATTATAGAATCAACAAGTGAGTTACAGATAAGTAGTGCAGGTTCAAATTTATATATCCAATCTATAACAGGGGAAAATGGAATTAAATTAATACCTAATGACTCTGTTGAATTATATTATGACAATGCAAAAAAGATTGAAACCCTTACAGATGGTGCAAAGGTTTCAGGTAATTTAGAAGTAACAGGCACAATTACAGGAAGTGGTGGTTCGTTCCTACCTTTAGCAGGTGGAACAATGACAGGCGATGTAACTTATAATGATGGAGTTACAGCAATATTTGGAAACTCACAAGATTTACAAATTTATCACGATGGAACACACAGTTACATTAATGAAATAGGAACAGGCGATTTAAGAATAAAATCCAATTTATTTAGAGTGCAGTCAAATTCAGGCGAATCTATGATTAATGCGAGTGCAAATGGAGTAGTGCAGTTGTATGAAAATGGTTCGGAAAAATTTAGGACTACAAGCACAGGTATATCAGTAACAGGAAATGGAGTTTATACAGGAAATGTTTCTGTGCCTGATAGTGCGTTTTTATATGCAGGAAGTAGTGATGATTTATCTTTGACTCATAATGGTACGGATTCTATTATTAGAAATTATACAGGAGATTTTCAAATAAATCAAGGAGCAGTAACAAAATCAATAATATTTAAAACATCAGATGCAAACGCACTAGACACAACAGCATTAACAATATCAAGAAATGCAG